AATTATACTAGCTGATTCACCATTATCACTTATACCAAACATTTGAATGTAAAACTTATATGTATCTTTATCATTATACACATAAAAGTCAAACAGTCGAAATGACTTGATACTTATATTCTTCTTGCTCATATTATTGATTTAGTTAAATATTTATATATTTAATCAAATAAGTTTATTATAAATCAATTTTTTATTTTTTTTACGCGTCTTATTTTTATTGCGTTTACGCTTTTGTGTAGACGGTTTTTGTAATACCCATTGTAACATATTATTCATTATTCGAGGACCATTATAATAATATACTTTATTCTTTGAAATCTTCGCTATAGTTGGGTAACCATTTGCCACTACCTTCTTTTTGTATTTTTTGTTGAATTCATCCAATTTATATAATTCGCTTTCTTCTATTTCCACCACATTAATATAGTTAGGTAACTTGCGTTTCATCATCTCCCAATCTTTGGCCATACTTATACAATGTGGACACCAATTTGCATAAATTTTCAATAAGTGCATTATATATTAAATATATATATTTGCGAAATAAAAATTTTTGTGGCCATATAATATAATGAAAAACGATAGACTTTATTTTACATTAATATTATTGATTATATTTTTAATAGGAGCATACGTATATGCCTCCCCTTGTATGTATATGAAAAAAACCAGTATACTTGAAAATCTTCAAAATCGCAGTAATAGTAAACCGAAATGTCCTAATGTTTTAGTAAAAAGAGGAAATAATATTTATATGTATAATACTAGCGATCAAACAGACAGTGTTCCCATTCGTTTTGCCAATTTAGACGAATATGCCGTATATATAAAACAACAAAAAGCACAAGGCATTAATTGTCCTATTTTATTCTTACAAGAAGAAACCGATGCACAAGGGAATGACGTATATCGTGTCCGCCCTAGTCCATTTGATCTACAAGGCGGTATGAATCCAGTCGATGCTAAAGATGAATTATGTAAATTAACCGCTAAAGAGTTCAACGCACAAGGTTATCATGGGTTTGATCCTATTGGACAAGATCAAGGTATATTCAATATATTAGATGTTATTCAAAAATCTACATCTTGTGGAAAAATTAGCGCAAATCCAATGGATTCTAATTGGGGAGGCGTAGAATATACTCAAACGCAAGTTGAAGAAGGTATATACAAAGATAGAGAAGTTACTAAACCTATTTATTTCTCCCCTAAGGGTCAGTTTATTCCTGATTTAGGAAATCGTAATCCACCACAGTCATTTATCTCATCAAGTGGAACAAATATTAGTTAAATATATCACCACATTTTCCAAACATTTTTTGTTGATCTTTCGAGATTTTTCGTTTAATACATATGTTTTATTTTCCAATATTTTTGGATTATTACGCAATTGATGAATAAGATCATATATTGATTCAAACCCGTCCAATATATGTTCTGCTGTTGACGCACTAATACCAGGTATTTGCATAAGCATTATTTGTGAAATGTTTTGCGGTGTGATATTTTCCTTTTTACATGTTTTTATCACATCAGTATATGCTTTAGTTTGTTCGTTATTTTGAACACCATTCACATTGTAAAATGCTTTCCCATTTTTAAGACTCTTTTGTATCTTATTTGTTGTCATAAGTATATAATTACAGGTTTCATCTAACGACAAAGTACGCATGTGTTGAAATCCTTTAAACATTGTAAGCGTTGTAATTGTGGAGTATATTGTTTGTTTACACTGATCGTTGTACGCATTTACATTGCCTTCAATTAAATATATTTTTTGACACATTCCGCAACGTTCATCTGTTTGTAATCGCAAACACTGTTCACTATAACGACCATCTTTCAAAGATGACAGTAAATCATTAATAGTTTTCCGTTCAATAATCATTAGTATATTATCATCTTGTTTGACAATTATATCACCAATTTCAAGTGGTATTATTGAAATATTAAATTCCAAATTCAATTTCTTCATATGTATTGGCATTTTTTCAATTAATTCTCTCTCACGTATATCTAATTCTATTGTAATCATTATTAGTATTATAAGTATATAGTTTATATTGAAAAAATATAAATCATATAAAATCTAAAGCTAACGTATCGTTATATATCATTTTGTCAGAAATCATGTATTTAATTTTTTCATATCCATCTATAAATAACATAATTAATATAATGTAAATTATTATAATAAAATATATAAAATAAGTATGAAATTGTCGGGATTGTACTATAATTACACTAATATGTACAGTGTTTTTTCTAGGAGCTCTACAAAGTGGACAAAATTTCAACCCGTAAATACATTCCATATGCATATTATCTTTGTGTGTACATTCAAATAACATATGAATACATTCTTCATCTATTTTTTCAAAACATATTATACATTCATTATATTCCATTTTTATTATATATACCAGTGAAGATTTAAAATGTAACATTTTCAATCATTCAAGGGTTTAAAATATTATAAAATAATTATTAATAAAAAATTGATTGATTAAAAAGAGTTTATAACAAACTTATATTAGATAACATGGATGATGATATTATAATTCAAAAGAATGAAGCCGGTGAAGATATTTATATATTTGATCCATATAATACTGAAAATATAGAAATAACAATGGATGATGTTCAGCGTGTTCTAAAAAAGTACGGAATATATGTTAAAATAAACAACTTGGAATTATATAAACGCGCTTTTATACATCGTTCTTATACCAAAAGACCAAATCTAGAAAATTCAGAAAATAATATAACTATTGCTCCAAAACCTGAAAATACTTTGGATTTACATACTAAATCGAATGAACGTTTGGAATTTATAGGCGATGGTGTATTAGAATGTATCACAAAATACTATTTATATAGAAGATTTCCGAAAGAAAATGAAGGATTTATGACTGAGAAAAAAATCGCATTAGTGAAAAATGAATCGATTGGTAGAATTGCGCAAGAAATGGGTCTTCATAAATGGATTATTTTATCTAAAAATGCGGAATCCAAACAAATACGTACAAATGTCAAAAAACTAGGATGTTTGTTTGAAGCATTTATTGGAGCAATGTTTTTGGATTTCAATCGTATTCAAATACATGATGATGAAAAATGGTTTGATAATCTATTTGTTGTAGGTCCAGGATTTCAAATGGTACAAATTTTCGTGGAATCCATATTTGAACAACATGTTGATTGGATAAATCTTATTCAAAATGACGACAATTATAAAAATATATTACAAGTGCGAATACAAAAAGAATTCAAAGTTACACCACATTATATGGAAATTCAAGAATATAATGTAGATAAAGGTTACACAATGGGCGTGTTTTTATGCTTAGGTCAAAGCCCCCATAATTTAACAGTTATTCAATCAAAGCCTATAAATGAATTTCGAAATTTTGGTCATATTCATCAATATATGGCGGAAAGTGCTAAAGTGTTTATATTACTCGGATCTGGTACCCATAAAATTAAAAAGAAAGCTGAACAAATATCTTGTGAAAATGCATTATTAAGTATAGAAAAATATTAGAAATACGTTTGTTAATTCAAAACGTGTATTTGTATATAAAGTATATATTTTCTGTTAATATAGTATATACTTTATGTCTTATTTAGAGCAACTTCAGATTAAAAAAGAACCTGTAAAAAATAGTGATTTTGTGATTCATTTATTGGGTGACAGTGAATCTAAAAAAAAAGAAAGGAAAGAAAAAAAAGAATCAAAGGAAGAAGCAAAAGTATATAATGAAGATGGTGAATTAGAAGCTGATTATGATGAAGAGATAGATGAAACTGTTGAAAAAGATCCAACTGATAAACCCGATGTAGAACCACCTTCTATTATACCTTTTTTTGTGGATAAAACAAAAGAGACTACATTAAACCGTGACCTAATTTTAGCAAAAATTAAAAAAGGTGTTGTTCATTTAGAAGAGAAAGAAGATGAAAAGATAGAGGAAGAAAAAGAAGAAGAAATTGTAGAAATCATTGAAAAGGAACCTGATGAAGAAAGAGTTATTAAAACCAAAACCAAAGTAACAATTAAAAAAAGAAAAATAGAAGAGGAAAAGAAAGATGACGAAGAAATTGCCGATAAAGCTAACGTCGATGAAACACCAAAAGAAATTACAATTAAAAAACGCGGTCGTCAAACTAAACCAAAAACGGTTTCACTAACTAAAATAGATGATATAATTATCAATGATAAAAGTTTGAAAGATCGTTTACCAATACTAAAAGAAAAATATAATCATAAAGCTTCTTCATACTATATGAATAATCGTAAACTTTTTGTTGAAAAAATCAATCAATTATTAACTCCTTATATAAAAGAATTAGAAGAAATCAAACATAAGGACAAAAATGATTATGATTTATTTACACATCAAAAAATTGTTCGTGATTATTTGAATAATCATACTCCATATCGCGGATTGTTACTTTTACACGGCCTTGGATCTGGTAAAACATGTACTAGTATTGCGATAGCTGAAGGTATGAAGAGTGATAAAAAAGTATATATTTTGACACCTGCTTCATTAAAAGCCAACTTTTTCGGTGAATTGAAAAAATGTGGTGATCCATTATTTAGAAAAAATCAATTTTGGGAATTTGTCAACAATGATGGTAAACCAAATATGGTCGATATATTATCAAGTGCTCTAGGGTTGCCAAAAGAATTTATACGTTCACAAAATGGTGCTTGGTTAGTAGATGCTTCCAAACCATCCAATTTTGGCGAACTTGACTCACAACAGCAAAAACAGATTGATGAACAACTCAATGAAATGATACGTGTCAAATATGTGGATATTAATTATAATGGTCTAACTTCGCGCATTTTCAATGAATTAACTGAAAATGAAACATACAATCCATTTGATAATAGTGTTGTGTTAATTGATGAAGCGCATAATTTAGTTAGTCGCATTATTAATAAAATAAAATCTTCCGAAAGTTTATCGCAAAAAATATACGAATTACTACTCGGCGCCACAAACGTGAAAATTGTCCTTTTAACAGGTACACCTATTATTAATTATCCTAATGAGATCGGCGTATTATACAATATACTCCGGGGTTACATTAAAACATGGACTTTTCCAATTGTTGTCAAAACATCCGGTAAAGTCAACAAAGAAACCATCATGGAATTATTTGAAAAAGCTAATTTTAAAACATATGATTATATGGAATACAGTGGTAACAAATTAATCATTACTCGAAATCCATTTGGGTTTATTAATGTCAAGAAACGTGGTAAACAAAGTGAAAATATAGAACAAAATTATAATGGTGTAAAACTTGACGAAACTGGTAACATCAGCGATGATGATTTCGTAAAAACAGTATTATCTATATTAAATAAAAATGGTATGGAAGTCAATGAAAAACAAGTACAACTAACAAACAATAAATGTTTACCTGACTTATCTGATGATTTTATTGGTACATTCATTGATAGTGATTCTATGGTATTAAAAAATGAAAATGTACTTAAACGTCGTATACTAGGGTTATCATCATATTTTAAAAGTGCCGAAGAAGGATTATTACCTTCATTTGTTATGAACAATGATAATATTTTTCACATAATTGCTTGTGAAATGAGTGATTATCAGTTTGGTATATATGAAAAAATACGTAAAGAAGAAGCGGACAAAGAAAAGAACGCTAGAAGAAGAAAGAAGGGTAACACTGATGAATTATATCAGGTTTCTTCGAGTTATCGCATTTTTTCACGCGCTTGTTGTAATTTTGCGTTTCCAAAACCACCTGGTCGTCCGATGATTAAAATGGAATCCGAGGAAAAGGACGAGGAAAATGAAATTAATGAAAATGATTTGGATGGTTATGATAATGTAGAGTATAAAGAAAAAATTCAACGTGCTTTATCATATTTAAAAGATCACGCCAAGGACTTTTTATTACCTGAATATTTGGAAATGTATAGTCCAAAATACTATGAAATATTGGAAAATCTGAAAAATCGTGATCATGTTGGTCTACATTTAGTATATAGTCAGTTTCGTACATTAGAAGGAATTGGTATTTTTAAACTGGTTCTTGATGCCAATGGGTTTTCGCAATTTCGTATTAGTAAAACCGGATCTTCATATGAACTACATGAAGAAAATGATTATACTAAACCCAATTACTTTTTATATACTGGTACCGAAGAAGCAGAAGAAAAGGAAATATTACTTAATATTTACAATAGTAATTGGGATATTGTACCAGTATCTATTAGAGAAGAACTACGAAAGAAACATGAAAATAATTTTTACGGAGAGGTAATAAAGATTATGATGATTACGTCATCAGGTGCTGAAGGTATTAACCTTAAAAATACACGATTTGTTCACATTATGGAACCATATTGGAATATGGTACGTCTAGAACAAGTAATTGGTCGCGCACGTCGAATTAATAGTCATATGGATTTATCAAAAGAGTATCGTAATGTTCAAGTATTTTTATATATGACCACATTGAGTGAAGAACAAAGTACTGATGAAGATAATATTGAACTACGCAGACGTGATGTCAGTAAATTGGATAAAAAGACTCCATTAACAACAGATGAGTATTTATTTGAAATATCTAATGTAAAACATGGTATTAATAAACAAATATTGAATGTTATTACAGAAACGTCAATGGATTGTTCATTACATAGCAAAGACGTTACTTGTTTCAATTATGGTAAAATATCGTCCAATATGTTCGGGAGTTATCCTACTCTATTTGAAGATAGTCAACAAAAGGAGACAACCAAACAACAGAAGGTGAAATTGAAAAAGGTTACATTGGACGGTGTTGCGTATGCTGTGAATAAGGATACTTTCGAAGTTTATACTATGCAAAGTTATGAGAAGTTACAGAAACATCCTGATGAGAAACTGGATTATGTCGGACAACTTGTCAAGAAAGGATCCAAGTATACTATTGAACCTCGCAAATAAACGGTTTAATTATTTTATGAATATTTATATGTAAATATATATTCATAATAACGTAAAATATATAGCATTAGTATATATGAATAAATCAAAAAAAAAGTCTGAACCAATATTAAAAAAGAAATACAAGAAAAAAGGTTCAAAAGATAAAAAAATAACACCAATAACAACCATTGAATTCGATACTTACCCTTCGACAGAAAATTACATATACTTAGTAATATATACACACGGTCAAGTTTTACATAGTGATATATATACACAACATACAGAATCATGTTATGATGAAACAACAAAGACACCTGCCTTTGTTAATAATGATGCTCTTCATTATGCCGATATAGACTATATTGGATTAATTACTCATGCTCCTTTAGGTTGTTACGAATGGTCAAACCCGATTAATCAAAGATTTGGTTTATTACATTATTTATTAAGTATTTCCGATAGAATTGTTGGACTTAAAGGAGTAGAATTAAGAGATGAATTAAGAAATATAGACCGAGAATCATTTTTTTCAACTGGATCATTTATTCGTCAGAGTGATCTTGAAAATAAAGATATATTACAACCTAAATATTTTCACTCAGAAAAAGCGAAACATTATCTATCATATTCTAGAGCATTGTTCTCAAATAATCCCGATTCGGTATACTCGCTTGGTGAATATGATAGTACTAATTCACCTAATGGTGAAAATACCATACTTAATAAACGTTATACAATAGGAAATGATTTTTTGGAACCAAAAATGCAGAATATCTTTGTTGTGGCACAAAATGGTGGTATATTACAAAATGGGGAACAAATATTAAGATCTAAAAAGTTTAATGATTATAAAAATACTCTCATGGATATTGTTTTTAATGATCCATCACATCCTATGACGTCACATCCTATGTTCTCTATAGATGATGATTTTATTAGCACTGATAGTAAAACAGCAGAAATAAATACAATATCATTAATATATTTTTTAAGAGAATGTGGATATAAAAATATATATTTAATTGATTATTCATGTAATAGATGTAAACATTCTAATGCCAAAGAAAGTCGTATTATCAGAAGTAAATTAAAAGGAGGTAAAACTAAGAAAAAATGTCATAAAAAACGTCTTGTATTCAAACGTAAAATATAAAATTTATACTACTAATATAAATTTTATGACCACGACACAGAGCATTTCCACCCACCACCGTTCCACACCCACACTGTAATAAAGCCTCATTTCCTTCCTTGCTTCATTGACAAAAAATAATTATTACACACCATAATTAATACACCTTATTAATAAATAAAGCATATATCATAATAAAATATTATAATATATATAAAAACTATGTATTTCAGTCTCATATAAAAACCTTGAAAAAAACCTCTTGGATCCATCAAACTTTTTCTCAAAAATGGACATTTTTAAAATGTCCAAAAATGAAAAAAACTTATATGAATTTTAAT